GAACTAAAACTACAACTTAACCTAAAACATTAATCTATAACCTATAAACTTAACAATTAAACTATAGATACCTATCTTATCTTAAATCTAAGTTTCAGCATTTTAACAGGTAAAAATATTAAAATCCCTAAAAATCAATCCATGTCTCTTTCAAAACACTGATTGTCAAATCTCATCTTCCAATGATTGTAATCAAAAATGTGCATTTGAACTCCAGCCATTCTAAGCAGGTCTCTCAGTTTACATGTGAATTTTTCATAGTAATCAAACCCTTTCAGAAAAGCAAACCAACAAGCAGTCTTCACATTTTCTTCAAATTCAGCATTTGTTCTTTTCCAAGCCACCAATGACCAAATTGTTTTCTCAGAAATAGATGGCCTAAATCTTCCATCTTCATGATAGAATTTTCTTTTTAAAAATGAAAGATCATATATTGGACAAACTTCAGGTTCTCCTTTTGCTGATGATGTTGCAGTCAATCCAATTTCTTTAAAGCCTCTAACTGCAGCACCTGCCACATTGGAAAAATCAAACTTTACTTCACGATTGAAAACAATTAAAACATCATCTCCATATGTTATCCATTTCATCACCTCCTCCAACTGATACGGCTTGATGGACAAAATTTTGGAAAATACAAAGATGATACACAAATTGTTTATAATGGAATTTAACAAAGAGGTACACGGTGTCCCTGATGGCATTGAACCTTCCACAGTGTATATCATATTTAGAATCTGGTGCTTGCTATGGGAAATAGCCCTAAACAAAGCCAAATTTTGTTGGTCTGAACAACCACACATCACACCAAGAATCTCAACTGCAGATTTTATCATGAAAGGACTCAATGAAGCATCAAAATTGGAGAAATCTAGGTCCAGCCCAAAATCCCCCACTCTGTGCATTGACTTGTACAAAGAATCCCAATCAGAGTCCGGGTCCATTCCCACAGCTATACCAGTTGTAAATCCAGGATGAGTCTGAAAATATGATATGGCTGAAGCCCACATCATCCTACAAATAATGGTAAAATCTAAAGGACAGGCTTCAATTGCTCTAGTCTTTGAATTTAACACTTTCTCTAGAGGTCTAAGTTCATCTTTTGGACTTGTTGCATAAATAACATCTAACTGATTTCCATTATCCATCAACATCCAATTTAGATCTAATCTAGACTGCAAAAAGGGATGTATCATCTCAACCATACCTTCATCATCCATGTAAATCAAGTCATCTTTTGCCAATCCCATCAAAGTGTAGGGCAATCCAGGAGAAGTCTTCATATTGATTCCATCCATTCCATCAATGCCCTCAATGGCTTCAAAAGCTGTTATGGGTCTAATCACAGTATAGTCTTGTGTTGATTTATTTAAGAAAACATTAATACATTCATCCCATCCCTTTGGTTCTTCAAATATGGGAACATCATATTTTGAAAGCATCACCTGAATTGGGTCAATATCATTTTTCTTAGAGAAAGGAAGTGCAGCTGGAAAGTTGATTAAATCCTCATCAATCAAGTCCTGAATTGGACTTTTCTTAAGAAGCGTTTTTGTTCCAATATTCAGTGTTCTTTGTGAGAATTCAACCTTCTTAATTCTTTGTGCTGTTGGAATTTTCTTCTCAATCACCTCAAACATTTCTCTATAAATTGCCTTCGAAATCATATTTCCATGACCTCCAGCAACATGTATTCCAATTATTGGGTTTTGCAATTTTTGATCAGAAGAGACCAGAGCTCCACCACACATGCCTGGTGCAGAATTTCCTTTTCCTCTCCAAGCCTCAGAAACTGTTATCTCATGGGGATTACCTTCATCATCCTTGTATGCATAAGTTGCATGTTGATCTAACTTAACAGGACCTTCAGAAATCATCTGATATACACCCTTGTAATTTGTACACAATGTTGCCAATTTATTCACACATTTCTCAAGGTCCTTCTTTTGAACAAAATGATGTGTGATATCTCTAAATTTTGGCATGTTTGGAACTCTCATTAAAACAACATCTTGAAAACCAGTATCCAACGTAAAAATCTCAACACTGCCCGCAGATGCTGAGTAAAAAGTTGGATCTCTTTCAAAATAAAATTCCAGATCTTCCATTGAATTTTCAAGAATATAGGCATGAGATGGAACCAACAAATATTCATCTTTAACACCGAGTGCATTTACAACCCAATTAATACACTCGCCTTTCTTTCCAATTCCAAATCTGACCAGATTTTTGTGGATTAAGCCCGAGATTTCAACAACAGATTGAGTTTCAGCTTTGCCAATTTGATCAAGTTTCACAACTCTCTTAGACTTAGTCAAGCCTGAATAAACTCCTGAAGGATCATAGACATTCTGCTCATGCTGTTCTCTTTCCTTCTTATCTTCCTTACTTTTGTACCACTTGTATCCGCCCCAGGCGGCCAGCGCAACTGCGGCAATACCAAGTGCACCTCCAATCAACCACCATTTATTGCTAGACAGAACTTTAAAAAATTTCTTAAGACTAGTAGTTATGATGTTCTCTTTTTTGAAGGGAAAAAGTGCTTCAAATTCATCATTCCAGTCATCACATTCTTCAAAAGAATCCTCAGTGAATCTCCATTTAGGACCATCACCTGACTGTGCCCAAAGGGACATAAAATCATCCATGTTTTTCTTTCTGAGTTGGACTTTTGAAACCAAATCCTCCACCAGATGTTCCAGTGTTATTTCACCATCTTCTGTTATCATGTTCACACATGACATATCTTTTATTGTATTTTCTTCTTTTGCCAGTTGCACGTTCAACAAGCCAATTGAATCTGTGTAATACTGTTTCGGTTGAACCTTAATTTTCACATGCAAACGTCTGGCAATTGCTTCCTTCACATAGACAGTCTTTGGAGAAGGATCATCTTGGTTAGAAGTACAAATAATGAATGGAGAAGAAAAATGTTTCCCTTTCTCTTCAATTGAAGCCATGTTTAATCTAAGGGGACAACCAGAAACAAGTTGACAAAAATTTACCCAATCACTGTCATCAGTTGCCTGACCGATGTCATCCATAATACACACCAATTGGTTTGAATATCCATCCCAAAAATCAGAACAAACAGGCTTTGTATAGATGTTTCTGTTTGGATCTACACCCATTTCCTTGCAAATTTTGACAGCCAAGGCCATTGACAACAGACTTTTACCTCCACCCCTTCTTCCATAAATAAAACACACTACTGGTTCTGGGCGGGAGACAAAGGACTGATTTATAGCCCCAAAGGATCTCAATTTCTGGTGAACTCTGTTAATTGCATCAGAGATAGGATAGCTTTCTTTCTTTAATTCAGGAATATCATGCACCATATTTTGGACAGTTCTTAAAGATTGAAGTAACTTTACACCCAAATCATATTGTTTTGGCTTTTCAACATCTTGTATTTGTTGGACACAGAATCTATCGGCAACAGAAATAGCATTTTCAATATGTTCCTGGTGTTTCAAAATTAACTGAATTCTTTTTGCTTTCTCACCATATCTCTCATCATACCAGTCTCTAAATTTTTGAAATATCCAGCAAATGCAATCCTTAGCATTTCTGAAAAGAACCACTCCTGACACAGCATCTCTAAGAATTTGGCTAAAACTGGCATGAGCTTCCAGGTCATCAGGATCCAATTTCATTTTCCTATGTTCTGCTTCCTCTAGAAAACTTTTGTTGAACAAAGTTGAAAGCCATCTGAAACATTCAACAGCTTCCAAACCAATGTCCAGAATCTCAATTACAAAAATGGGGATTAAAATTTTGGCATCCCAATGGACACCTGGTTGTTCAGCTAAATAAATGAATAAACCAGCCCTAACAAGCTTCAAAATAAATGCAAGGATGAAAGTCCATTTCTTTTCATTAAAACCATATACAAATCTAGACATGCCTCTCTTTAATCCCTGAATTATTGACATAATTTCTTTACTCAATTCAGAAATCTCTGATGTCATTTTGTCAGCATTTGGCTTTATCCCCAAAGCATTGGAGATCCTTGTCACTGGGTCCTCTTTCCTAGGCCGAAGAATTTTGAGCATAGTCTTAAACAATGGAAATTCCATCTGCTTCCAAATGGGATCAGTGTGTGCAACTCTAAGAACATGCTCCTGATTTGGGTCATCCAGAGCTTCCAAGACATCATGGGATAATTTTGCAGCATGCCAATTTGGAACACTAGTCATAATTTTAAGAGCTTTGGAAACAATTTCTGGTGTGTCAATCAAGTCCCAATCCAGGGCATCCAAGGCTTCATACCCTTCTCCTGCACATGTGTACTTCTGGAAAATCTTAACTTTAACACCAACTTTCTTGGTGATCAGATTAAAAGATGCCATAGTCCAGATATCCTTTCCAAGAACAAATCCTCTGATTGTTTCACCATTAACCAGTCTCTTGACAACAGAATAATCTGCAAGATTACCAATGGAGTGAGCCATATAGGTATCATCAATAAAGTTTGACATTTCCCCTGACTTTCTCTTTTCTTTCATTCTCTCCCACTCTTCTCTTGCATACTTCATTCTCATCTTTCCAACCTCCATTCTGACATCCTTGTATGGTTTGCCAAGAGGCTTTGATGGAGTCTGCTCAACTGGAATCTTCTGCTTTGAAATTTCATTTTCAAATTCTCTGTCTTCTTTTGTGCGTGGATCATCAACTGAACTTTCAAGATCACCAGCCTCTCTCCTAGTTCTAACTGAAACAGCTCTTCCATCTGATTCATGCATCACTGCATTATTCAATGGAGCCCTCATAAACATAAACTGAGATTCTGGGGTCACTGACAAAAATACAGCAAAAGAAAGATATTCATCAGAATGGGTATAATTAGCAATTTGGATTGAAACTGTTCCGAATGTAGTGTCTGACTTATCACCAAATCCTTCCAAAGAACTGGAAATAGCATACAAATATGTATACCAAGGTAATCTCACTTGAATATTGCCAGTCCTTCTTGTATTGAATCTGATTGCACCTAAGGATGACTTGTAATCAATAGAAACAGCAGAGATTGCTTCTTTCCATGGTGTGTCAGAGGCAAGGCCAACAGGTGTAAACCATAGAAGCCCATCCACATCAGTTGCACCTGTGACATTTATGGACAAATCAAGTGGTCCTCTGTACAAATGAAAAAGACTAAAAAACCACCTTAAGGTTGATGGCAATCCATGAGGTGGATTTAACGAATTTGAAAGTGTTATGGGAAAAGTGTACTGCATATTATTTGAATTGAAAGTAAAAGTGTTCAAAAAATGAGCCCTACCCATAAATTTATACAGAGACATATGATCTGAAGTGTGTCTTGACTTTCCTGGTTTCTTTTCTGGGAATGTTTCTGGAATCTTCTTTGCAAGAATTGGATCTTCAATGGTGGTAACAGCACCAGTAGGAACCTTGCCTACTGCCAGATCCATTTTTCCTTTGTTAGCCTTCCCTTTCAACTGCTTTGGGGTTGTCAGACCTCCCACAGGGTCTGGTTTGTTTTGAACAGCCTGAACTGTGGAACTGAATCCACCATCATCTTGTTCCTCTTCATCAGAACCAGCCTGTGCTTCAGCAGTAACAGACATTGCATTGTAAATCGGCCCAAACAGTTCAAGATTCACAGCACTCATGTACACATTCACCATGACGTGAGATGCAACATTTGAAGGGGCACTCAACCTGTTGTAAACAAACACAACCAGTTTCCCGATTGCAGTATACTCCCCTTTTACATGCTCTGATTTTGTATATCTGTTAACTCTGTATGGTGTGTCACTAATCCAGGGTACTCTGAATCTCAGAGTAGATTGAACTCCTGTAATATCCATAACAGCACAAGGAGCAGTTGTTGCTTGCTTCATAGTCAAATTTGCAACATTCATATTTTCATTTCCAGGAATAAAACAAAAAAGTAATCTGCCAGAATGATATTTTGTTGGAAATATTTGAAAGTCAAACACAATGTCCCCACGCCAAAAACAAAACATTTGAGACACTGACGCAAGGGCAGTCACACAATTCTGAGCAGGAGATTGTGTCTTAATCTGGTAGAAGTATGGATCCACAGGAATGACTTTGATTTGTGAACCAACTGAATGTGATGCATTAAACGCAAAAGTTGTAGCTAATGTTGGGATTGAAGTCCATGAAGAAAAATTCTTGATTACAAGACCCCCAGCTTCAGATGAATCTTCCAACCAATGTTCCTGATCTAAAGCCAGTGACACCTTTGCTCTTGCATCTTCATAATTTGCCAAATTCATCACATTATTTGAAGTGGATATTCTAAATTCCTTCCTCATCATTTGTGTGTAAATTGGTGTCAGACCATGGAGTTCAAGATCAGTCAATCGCGCCAGCACATTCAATGACGTGTATGGAGTTGTTCCTGTACCAATTGAAAGTGGTGACCACACTCTAATTGTTAATTCCCAAATTGGATACTGTGGGTCTCTCAAATTGTAAGCGCCTCTGGTGTATATAAAAGGCACTTTAATTCTCACCACATTATTTATGTTACAATTTAACAATCCATGTGGGTAAACTGTTAGACACGTCAAAGAACCATATCCTTGTTCAGCAGGAACCAGAGCACAGATCAACCCACCTTGTTGAAAACTAGTAGGGTTTATCTGCACCTGGACCTCCACCCCAAATCTGGCATATGTGTGGTATCGCAAAAACCCATCAACTGCAAATTGCTGATCATACAACAACTTAACAACATCCAATTTTGCAACTTCTGTTAACATTCCATTTGTTGTCTGCCAATCAGTTGTATGGATAAGGAAAAATTTCTCACCTTGGGTCTTTTTTGATCCTGGAACGTCCACAGAAGTAAGCAACCTTTCTTGCTGATGTTTACCAACCACCGAAGAATGTACACTAGATTGGTCTACTGATGTAAAGTATGAAGCACCAGCAATTGAAACTCGATCCGGAGTTTGTACCATTTGTTCTGTTTCAAGATCAGCCAAAGTCAAAATTCCATCCAAACTCTCTCCAACAGTTTGAAAAATTCCTTTATTTTTATTCTCCATGTTACAAGTACAGCCGAAACAAGTGAGTCTCTCGGCAAGACCCTATCAGGCAGTGTGAAAACGTGGGTTCCCCAAAAGATCTCCCACTCCAGTATCATAGGGCACGCCCAACCTCCAACCAGGTCACATAGACATAAGTGTATCACACCTGTGAGGTTCCCTGTACTCAGGGATTTAGTACTGTTCATCCACTCTACTCACTTGGTTTTGTTTATAGAGCAAACACGAGGGCCCAACCAACTTAAGGTATAGCTTCCTCTACTTATCTTACTACTAGATTCACCACCTAGGTTCAGCTAAGCGTTTGTTAATCTCTACAAACTGTTCTTCATGTGCATTTGTAGGAGTGTAAAAATGTATATAACAAACAAGACAAACAAACATAAAACATGCTGAATTTTACTTCTACAGCTAGAAGAAAAGTAGCCGTTAACGCACGGCAAACGCGAGGATGGTAATTTACTTCCCCATCCTAGGGAAGTCCAAAAGCCACAGCGGGGTAATGAAACCCCGCTGGGGCTTTTGAA